TAAATTTAAGAGGTGGTGCTGAACACGAAGCTAAAATAGATCAATCTTTGATTAATGCTATACCTTTAACTAGCGGAGTTACTAATGAAAATTAAAGACTTCTCAGCTGTTAAATATTATTCAAAGAAACTTGGAAAACAATTTCATTCACACACTACATTTGGCGAAATAGCTACCTGGAAAAAGGTTAAAAGACTTTTGCCAAATTCAAATATCGTTATTTTTCCTAAAAAATTTGTTGCTTAAATAGGTACTGGAGCTTGCGTAGGTTAACTTTTGTTAATCTGCGTAGCTCTCAAGCGGTATCTTTCCTTCTCTTCAGCTCTTTTTTTCCAATATTGATTAATTTGCTTCCTCATAGCAGTTCCTTTCTTCATCATTGAATGATCTTCAATAAAGTTATCTCTCTCTAATCTTGGTGATCTATCAACTTGTTTATCGTATTTCTTTTTACCTGGACAAGTCATTATTTTTGTTTAGCTAATGTTTCAAAATTATCTCTTTCTTCAGACAATCTATCTACATCTTCTTTCAATCTTTTATTTTCTTGTTGCAGTTCACCATTCAGTTTTTGATGCTGCTTATTTATTCCTTCCAATTCTTTTATTCTTTTCTTCAATGCTTTGTTCTCATCATTTAGCCAGGCTTCCTCAAACATTCCAACGTGTGTCATGATGCAAAGTCATCCTCTATTTTTGTTTCTGTAGCGTGTGTGTCAGTAACAAGGTTAGCTTTGTTAGCTGCTACAATCTCAACATGAGTGTCTCTAAGCTCTTCCTTACAAGCATCTTTAGCTTCATTAAGTATTTCCATAAGTGCTGGAAAATTACTTTCATAAACTCCGTATATATAAAGATCATTAATACTAGCTGTTACTCTTGATAAACCTTTATGCCTTTTCTCTAGTCTCAGTAGCTTTTGGTCCAGTTTGGCCATCTTTTAATACCTCCTTTAATTTATATTTAATATTTTCAATCTTAAGCTCATCAATAGTAACTTCGCTGTCAGTAGGTTTTGTTCCTTTGATTGCTTGATCTTCATCTGCATACTCTTCCTTTAATGTAAAGTGAGCATCACCTTCAGTAGTTTTTATTATTTTAGACATTAAAATCCGTCTGGAGTAAGCTTGCCTCTATAATATCTTCCACCATCCTCGTCTTTTTTTAACTTATTTTTTATTTCATCCAACGAGCCAGTATATATTTTGTCATTAATATTATTTCCAACAAACCAATCTTTTTTATCTTTAGGTAGTTCTACCGTTTCTTCTTTACGTTTAATTTGATTACCTAAGTCTATCGTTTTTTTAATAAACGGTTTGGTGTCGGTTAAAACAAGAGTAATTATTTCTTTGCTTAACAAACCTTCAGGTTGATAGCTAACAACAGTCATATATTGACAAGCAGCCTCTGGATCAGTTTGCTCTTGTATTTCTATTTCAACCTTATCTGCTTTGATTACGGACATTTAACAGTCTCCTCAGTTTTAATTTCTTCTCTTAAAGCTTGCTTTTCTAATGCTTGGTCAATTTCTATTTCGTAATCAAGCCAATCCATATCTCCAGTAAATCCTCTATGTTTTGTAATCATATTGGGATCAACTAGGACATCTAATCCAACTTTAAAGAATTTAGCTAATTGATGTAATCGGAAAGCGCTACATCCATTTAATCCTTTTTCGTATTTCTGAAGCTGTTGAAATTTTACTTTACAATGATCAGCTACTTTTGTTTGGTTAAGCTTTCTTCCTCTATAGTTTTGCCGAAATAATCTTCACATTGCTTTTGCCAATTACTCATATTCATAGTGGTTGATCGTTCAGCGGTTAAATAAAAGCATTCCGCTGGCATTTGGCGGAACACCTTCTCAGCATTAATAAAGAACGCTGGAAGCTTTTTTTCATACTTAAGCCACCATTTACTATCGTTAATTTGGTGGACTGGCATATCAGAACTAAAAGCCTGATAGCTCACATAAGTTAAATAATTTGTATCGTTACTTTTTCTGCTCATATTAATTCATCATAAGGATTGTAATTTCTAACCATACAAAGAACCTCAGCTAACTTTGAAGCTAGCCTTGATGCTACTATAGGTGCAAACTTCATGTGTTCACCAAATAGTGCTACTTGCTCAACATCAGCTTCACTTAGCTTATATTCTTTCCAATCGTTAAAATTTAATCTCCAATTAAGATTTTCTTCTGTAGCTTTCATTTTAGTAAAAGCTTCTCTGGCAAGTTTAGTGCCATTTACATATTCTTTTTCTGTTGTATTAGGAAATTTGATTATGTTATCCATCAACCTGATCCTTAACTATTCCATCTGTATTAAATATTTTTTCTTCTGCTTTGTGCATTTCTTCTGCTTGATAAAGATAGTTCGCTGCATCAACGTAAGTATCTTTTTTGAATTTTTCTTTTGTTCTATATAGCTTGGCTGCTACATACATATTGGCTACCATATAACCAGGTATTGCTGCATCTAATCCAAGAAGAACCGACCATAGGTGTCCAATGTCGTTCATTGCTACACCAAAATCAGTGCCGTATTCTTCTTGTTTAGATTTACGGATTTCTTTAAGCTTTTGCTCTCGATTTTCCATTCTTATTCTTTTCTGAAAAGTCTTTGTGAGCTTGCTGAATATAATAAGCAGCCGTCTTTGCCATTGATTGTGGCATTTCAAACTGCTTATCTGATAATTCTCTAAGCTTGTTATAGGTATCCATATTCAACGCAATCGATTTAAACTTATCCGTATCCATGATTACGCCTCCAACGAAGCTGGATCAAAACTTTCGCCAGCTTGGTTCATTTCCAATGGTTCTACTCTGTGCATCCAATAGTAGGTACTTCCTTTAGGAAGTTTTCCAGTACCAGAAGCTTCAGCTTTATAAGCACCAATCCGATATTTCTTACCGTCAGGTGTAGTTACAGTTCCTTTAAGATCGTAACTTTTGCTGTTCTCTTTATTTGTATTCGGAAATACAACGCCAAGAGATTTGCGTTCTTTAGCTTGTTCTTCAGCCATTTTTTATTACTCCATTAGTCTCTAGTTTATTTTTGATCTTGTTGAACTTTTCCAAAAAGAAAGAGTAGGCAATAGGATTATTAGTCTTTACCGTCTGCATTAATTTTTGATTGTTAGTTAACCAAGATTTGTAAGAACCAAGATGAGAGACTTTATCAAGCTCGGTTAATGCCTTATCTAATTCAGATGACTGATTAGCTACTGCAATTCCTACTTCTTCAGCGCTTGCAACGCTGTCATTAATAAAACCGCACATACTAAGACCACGAGAAATCGCTGAAGTCTCACAGTTCTCAACGTATGAAGTTTGATTAATTCTTGATGCAGCTCGAAACTCTTGAGCTGTACCAGTAGCAACGTGCTTGCCTGATATGTAAATATCGGCTTGCATCATCACTTGTTTATCGTCTTGCTGAATAACTTTAGTAACTATATCAAGTTCACTACCTAAAGCTTGTCTAGCAAGAGCAATTTTAGTAGCACCTAAAACATATTCTTTTCCATGAATAGGTACTGTTCCACCAGTATATTTTTGCTTAAAATTACTGATAGCTTTAATTAATATATCGTTAGACATAAGTAATAACCTCCTATGATTAATGTTGTGTATGTAATTAAAGTCTGTAGTGGAGTAGGCATCATTTGGTGTTACTCCATAATTCTTTAGCTGTTTTTACAAAGTCGTGTCCAATCGACCAATAAAATGGATGATCGAACTGAGGATCAGTATCAGCAATTATATTTTCAATGATTGCGTCTCTATCGTTGAGTTGGCTATATCTAGTAAGTAATCTTTCTCTTCTGATACATTTCTTAACTAATTGTTCGTAATAATTTTTAATATTTGCTTCCTCTAAATCACCACAGTTATTTTTGGTGTAAATCTCAAAGCCATCCGCAGACAAATAAATTAAATATGGACTACAAGGAGAACGAGAAAAAAAATTAGTCGCATAAAAACTTAATTGTCTGAGATGACTTAATGAAGGAGAAGATGGTAGCTTAGCAGATGAAAAACTACGACTACCATCCTTCTTTATCTTCAGTGGTTTATCCCACACAGTTTTCACTTCTAGGACCGAAAGAACAGAGCTGCTCTTATGGAAAGCAGATGCACCATCAGATTGCTCGGATGATTTAAAATCCTCCAAGTGAAGGTCAGTTCTTCCAACAATAGGAAGATGAAGTCTGTTATCAGTGTGATTGATACTTGCTTCAGCTGTAATTTTTTTTGCTGTTGCTATACCTATTTTTTCACACGCTTTAAATCCGTTTCTAATAGTTAGAGGTATAGTTTCTTTATATCTTTCAAACTTATCTCTATCCTTATCGTTAACTGGATTATATTCTTTGAATTTTTCTACAGCTTTTTGTATTGCTGCTTCTTTACTTAATTTTTCATTTTGTTGTGGTTGAAGTTTTTTTGTAAGTGGGTTCATTTTCCAAATGACATCTGAGTAGTGCCATTGCAAAGCATCGTTGACTACAACACCAGCCGCCATATTAGCGTTACCTTCTAGTAATCTTCTTTGCTCTTGAGTTAAAAATAATTTTTGAAATACAAATGGACCATCCAACATTTCTGATGAAGTAGGTGAGTGGTGATTATAATTTAAAAGTTTAAAAATTCCTGGAAGTGGAATTTCATTTAATGGATCTGTAATTTTTTTTATTTCACTGTCTTGTTTTAAAATCATGGAATAGGTTTTATTCCAATCAATTTAAAATTAAATTTGCTGTTGCTTTAGGATAGTTCTATTGCTGTTTGATAGTTGTATTGCTGTAAGATAGTATTGTAGCGGTCTTTGCGGTTTGTGGCGGTGTATGTTCTATCCAACCAAAGCCTTGAATATCTCTTTCAATCCAAAGTCTTTTATATTTAATAACTCTTAATCCAATTCTTATCCATTGAGGACCTATTTTATCACCACTTTGTCTATAAATTGATCTCCACCTCTCAAGTGTTCTAAGCTTATATATATGTGGATATTGCTCATCTACTTGTACTGGACTTAGCCAATCTTCAGGATTTCTTGGTTTAGGCACGTTTTTTCTCTTCTTTCCTTAAAAAATTTGGAACTTCAAAATCATCATCGTTTGAAAGAAGTCCTGGAATGCCAAACATTCTTTGTTTTATTCTCTCTCTTTGCTCTAATGATATTCTTTGTTCTAATTCTTCTAACTTCTTCGTTATTTCCTTAGTAGTTTCTATGTATCTTTTATTAGTTTCTTCTAGTTTTTTATAGAAATTAGGATCATTTTTTATTTCTTTTTCTTTTCTAATTAATTCTCCAAGTTGTTGAACTTGTTTAATATTTTTTGATAAAACCTTATCAGCCAATAATGCGTATGGTTTCGTAAATGAAACAATAGGTGCTACTGCATCAGGTTCAATATCATCAGCTATAATCCTATTTTTAGATAACGGATCAACATTTACAATTCTTTTTTCTGTTCCGTAAATTTGAAAAATTCCTAAATAATATTTGTAATGACCACCTAATAAAGTTTTACCTTTTTCTTTTGTTCTAACCATACAAAGCTTATTGTTAGCAGCTTCAGAAACTTTATTTGTTGCATAATAGTAAGCCATAAATCCATCATAAATACTATTAGGATCATTTACTCTAATAGCTTTAACATCTAATCTATAAAGTTCAGATGGACAAACTGTTATTTCTGTTCGTAATTTTTCATAACATACACCAGGAAGAATAGCTACACTACCATCTGGAGCTTCTATTTTATCTGAAAGTTTTACATTGCTCCAAACATTTATAGCTTTTGGTTCAAACATTAATGTTCCTGGTGCAACACCTAAAGTTTTTGCATAATCAATTGCTTTAGTTTTAGAAAGTTCTCTA